GGCTGATGACCGGAGGAGAACCAGCGTTGAGAACAACGCCACCCGCACGGGCGAAGGCCACGTACGCGACTTGGTTCTGCGCCATGTAAAGCTGGTCGAGGAACTTCACGCGGATACCGGGCGAAACCTCATTGAGCTTGTAACCTTGGCTGTAGTCTCCGAACTGCACCGGAACCACAGTTGTGGTCGGCGAAGTCACACCAGCGTTGGGCAGGTACTGGTTCAGACGAACCGGGTATCCCAAGACCGTTCCGATGCCACCGACAGATGGGGCACTGGTGTACGGGATGAAGATGGGACGACCGTTCGAGTCAAGAATGTCCAGCACGAGACCCTGTGTGTTTGTGTTCCATGTGAGGGCAGCATCGCCGGTGTAAGACGGGTCAAGGCTGGTCACAAGACTCACGAGGTCCTTGTAGGTGATGACGTTCGGAGTTGCCGTGGTCACGCCAGCAGTGATGGAAGTCAGACCGGCAATGTTGGAGCCGTTGCCGTTCGTAATCCAGTTGCTGATGTTGCGGATGTAACGGGTATAGATGTCAGAGACAACCTGACCCGTCAAATCGAAAGCCGCATCCTGAATCAGGCTGTTGTCGAGCAACAGTGGGTTGAAGCGGAGGTCGTCAATCGTGATGGTGGGACCGGCAGAAACGGTCGGGTCAGTCGTGGTCAACGATGCGCTGTTGAGTACCCACGAGTTCGCCAAGTCGTTCCAGTAGGGGACCTTCACAGGTGCGCCCGTACTCGTCTGCATCTTGCCCACGAGGTCATAAATCTGCCCCGGAGCCTTCTTCGCGATGACAGGAGCAGCAACGAAAGTCGGAATCAAGATGCCGTCAGCAGTGACGCTGAGTTCACGAGATTCAGTCTTGTTACCACGGAGTGCGCTGTCAAATGCCTTGCGTACTTCTGCATTGTCAACGTCCTTGCTGTCGCCGGTGTTGGACAGGTTGAGGTTCTTCGCACGGGTCTCTTCGATTGAGCGTTCCTCAGTCTCGAAGCTGGCGATGAGGGAATCCAGACCCTTGGCGTCAGCCAACATGGTCTCGACCTTGGTGCGGAGTTCAGAAGTGAACAACTTCATATCCGTGGGAACAAGTGCATTTGCGTCAGCAACAAGCTTTGAGCGTTGCTCACGAAGTTGAAGTGCTTTAGACATAAACTTCCTTTATGCGTAGGGGTTGCCTACTCACTGCGGTGGTGCTTTATGTTTTGCGGCGTGCAAAACGAGGCGGGTTTATAGATAGTCAGTTGCCCATCCAAGGGCTGCACTAAGGCACTGATACGATTGCTTGCTTTAAAACTCTTTGGCTACATCTAGTGCTAACTTGATAGACCGGATTTGACTGCAATCACAATTGGGGTCGTCGCAATCTTCATTGCTGCAAAGTTCGCAACTGTCTGCTTCACACTGACCACAACCACACTGACAATCAATCGGGAGTACATCAGCGGCGTCACTGTCGGCGTCGTTACGAGTCTCAGGCTTTGCTGATAGAGCACTGACAACGCTGTCAGGCATTCCGTCCGGAAAGTTACGGGCTTCAGACGTAGCCGACTGATAAGCCGGGTACGTCACGGGACTCACATCAAAAAGAGAAACGCTCAAGAGCGTGCGAGTCGCCGGTGTCGTGCTGTAATCCCATTTGTCTTCGTTCGTGATGAAGCCGAAGCTGGACGAATCAACGTCGCCACGCTTCATACTGGTCATCAAGTCACGAGCGGCCTGAGTGTCAGGCGGGTCGATTTCATATTTCAAGCCCTTAGCGTCAACACTGAGACGCAGTGTTCCTGACTTCGTGCGACCGAGGACGTGACTCGAATCATGGTTCCAGAGAGCGCGAACGTCGTCATTCAAGGTGTTGTCAAAAGCGTGGGGGTCAACTTGTTCGATGAATCCCATGTCCTCTGAGGGCGAATTAAACACGGCTGCATAGCCGGTAATCTTGGGTGAATCGCCATCGACTAAAACGGGCTGGCTTGTATATCTACGCTCGATTTTATTCATGCTCTAATCCCTCTAAGTGGTGATTCGCCCGTGCTTCCGCGTGGTCTTCTTCAATCGCGTAGACGATACAGCGCAGCAGCTTCTTGAACTCTGCGTCAGGAGTCGTCTTGCTGATTCGCGTCTCCAGCCCGGTGAGATACTTCTCAATCGCTTTAGTCTCTGCGGCTCCGACAGTGCTTCCGCTCCGGAAGTAGTTGCCCACTGCTGTGCATATCGGGGTGAAGGTCTGAGTCACCGCTGCTGAGTCTTTCTTTGCTCTATTCTGGAGTCTGCCGTAGGCATCATTGAACAGAGGCAAAAACATGGAACGCGGCTGCGGCACGACAGGGGGCTTCAACGCTTGCGCGATGATTTCCTTGGCTTGCTTTGTGGCCTTAGCGTCAGGGTCACTCGCGTCAGCGTCAGCCTGTTCGTCCGGACTCGTATCCTCAGGGTCGTCGTCCGTTTCTTCCGGAACGCTTGCCTCAGTTGCTGCCTGATAATTCAGCGGCACAATGTATTCATCGCCACCGGGAATTGGTTCCATCCCGAGTTGCTCACGAACGTCGTTCACCGACAACCACCCACCCATGCGACCAGCGGTTTGTTTCGCAGTCTGCGTGAGTGTGTCAGCGGCAAGCAAAGCGTCGAGGTAAAAGCGAAGAACATACTGATTCGCCGAGCGTCCCATCGTTGGGAGCAGCTTGTACTGAAGCTCCTGTTGAATCTTGGTAATCCACGGTTGGAGCGAGTAGGTTAGAAACTCTCTGTTCTGAGCTTCAATCGTGGACTTCATTACCTTCTCAGTTGAGCCGACCATGTATCCGGGCACGCGGCAGAATGCTGCGATTTCATCACGGGTGTACTTGCTGGTCGTCGTGTACTCAGCCAGTGCGTTTTCGTCGGTCTCAACCGGAACAATATTGACTCCATTCGGGAGGTTGGCTACACGCCACGCATTTGCACCCGTGGACAGAGCTTCGACATCCAGACGCATTTCCGTGAGTTCTTCCGGACTTAAGTCGTGGTCAGCTTGTAAAAAGAAGCTATTCCGGGCTCCATTGGCATAGAAACGAGCACCAAAACGAGCGGCTACAATTGCCAGTCCCATGCACTGACGAGCCATGTGAACGAGGGGTGTTCCTTGCAAGCCATTGAAGGAGAACCCGACGATATGAATCATGTCTTCCGACTTGATAATTGCTGGCAAGCCGTCAGCGGTGTCGGTCGTTTCGAACCCTAAAATACCGTTCTTGCGAACCGGCTTTGTCTTCCACGGGCAGAGCGGCCACAACGCCACAGGTCGGAACCCGCTGGAGTCGCGTTCAATCTTGGCGTACGCATTGCTCCAGCCGACGGCGGCGGTCATCAGCGTTTGAAAGAACACGGTCGCGGACATCTGCGGGTTAGGACGCTCCGACAGTAGGTAATACAAGTAGTGCGACGGAGCGGGACGCTGACCGCGTTCCAACTTTTCGTAAACACGAAGCGGTAGACTCCCGATGCTTTCCGAAAGGACTCGAACGCAGGTCAAATATGTTGGTACTTCAAACGCCGTGCGCTCATTGACCGTCTCGTTAGAGTCAGTGAACGTGCCCATACCGAGAGCAGCAAGTCCAGCAGCGAGGGAAACACCAGCTTGGTTTAGGTTCACCCCCGCGTCACGCTTCTCAGGCAGTTCGGGACGAGGGATGTTCAGGCTAATCAAATCCATTTACGCTGCCTTTAAAAGAACGTAATGCGTTGGTACTTCTTCTTCGTGACCGGAGCAAGCATCGCTCTCGACAATCCGTAGAAGAGAGCCACAGCAGCATCAATCTTGTTGTTCGCCCGTTTCTTTTCGGGCATTGAGAGCAGACCTGTTGTGTTGCTCTCAGTCACCATCACGTTGCCCATGCACCAAGTCAGGACAGGATTTCCATCGTGATGGAATCTCCCATCCGCTACGGCGGCTTCCAACTCCTGCATCGGCGGTGTAAGCAACTTCCGCGTCGGTGCGATAGTGACGCGAGGGATGCCAATCTCTTCGCTCACATACAGCGAGTAGTCATCAGCGAACATCGGGTCGTATACAAGTTCACTCGCCTTAAACTGCTTGGCGTACTTAACAGCCTCTGCTCTGAGGAACGGCCAGTCCGCCGATGCCCCGGAGGTCGCTGTCAGCCAGCCCTGTTTTGCCCATCCCTGAAGGTGTTGATTCTCAGGGAGGTTCACTTCCGACTCGGGCAGGTACGCCTTAGTCAGACAGTAATAATGAGGCCGACCGTCTATGTCTTTCCTAAATAGGAATGTGGTAGCCGACAAATCCTTCGTGCGTGCGAGGTCAGCACCAATCCAGCAGGGGAGACCTTTTACAAACTCCTCAT